AGCGCATAGCCGTCGGCTTGTGCAAGCTCGCGCAGTTCGGAAGGACCCTTGGCCGAGAGGTAGTCGATAGGCTCGGCTGATACGTGGCGCTCGGGAAGGTCGCTCATTGGTAGTCGCTCGCGTACTGGCGCGACGTGGCGCCGAACAACGCGTCCGAATCACTGCCAACGATCACGCGCAGGGATTCTAGCCTCGCGTGATCTTCGGCCGTGTAGTACGTTGCGCGCCTGCCGTCACGGTAGCGCAGAAAGCGCTTGCGCCCCCTAGCCTCCCGTGACGTGGGCGCCTGGCGGGTAGTCCTTGTCACTGCGTCCCCTTTCGTTAGCCTCCCTCGCGTGCGCGTGGGATGTAGTGCAGTTTGTACCACGTCCGTACCCGTAGTGCAAGCTTGACCTTCCCATTCTCGGCAGGCAGGGCGGAATCCTTTAGGGGGATGCGTGGGCAGGGAAACAGGGGGAAGATGGAAGACCCTTGTGCGTTCACTCGGGAACAAAGCTCAACGTGCGGGCGCCGGCGCAACGATCCGAGCGCGCAGTATGCAAGCGTGACGCATAGAACACGACGCCACGCACGACGCGACGCAGCGCGCGACGCAAGCCGAACCTAGCGCGCGATAATCAACGGTATCGCGCATCCCCCTGCCGTACCCCCATGCCCACGCCTACGAACTTGCACCACAGACGCACTACGCCGCCTTACGCGCAGTGGCCGCTCACAATCTCAGACCTCGAAAGCGACTCTCACAACCTCAGACCTCAGAGCACCCCTTACCCCTACAAGTACTGTGCAGCCCTCTCCCCCCCTACCCCCCCTCTCCCAGTTGACAGGAGGAGGTAGACTGCTCTCTGTAGAACATGCCGTCATGGATTCGCGTGAGGTGCATTTGAAGCACTGCCGGCGTTGCGGAGCGCGTCTGGCGTCCGATCACCAGGACGAGGAGTTCTGCTCCCCCTGCGTGCGCTGGAAGCGCGATCACGAGCCCGTGCCGCGCTGGAGGCGTCCCTACCGGCCAAGGCGCGACGTGCGCTTCCTCGAGAAGCTCCTCGGGGTGCTCAGGCGCCATGAGGGCGAGGCGGTGGAGATCCTCAGCGAGATGCGCATCGAGGCCGAGGACCGGCAGTTCGTCAAGGACGGGGTGAAGCGCTTGCGTCGGCAGGGCTACATCATCGCGGCGACCGAGCGCGTGCCGGGGTATACCTTCCTGGGGAAGGCGCCCGAGGGGGCGCCCTACACAGAGACGGTGACTCCCACGGTAGGCTCGCAGGGAGCCTCGCAGACGCCGACGGGGCCGCTCTGAGGGCACCAGTCGTGGTATAAGGGGTCACCCGGCAAGGAACGGAGCATGGCCTTATGACTTTGGAAGTGGAGATTCGGGCAGGGAAGCTGAAGAAGCGTCCGGCGAGGGCCGAACTCACGCCTGAGTTCTGCTTCTGGGCAGGCTCGAAGATGATAACCCAGGAGACAATCGGTGACCTCTTCGGCATCAGCCAGCCGGCGATCAGCCAGCGCTTCTCGAACCACAAGGACCTGCGCGAGGCGTGGCAGGCCGGGCGGGCGATGGCGAAGGCGAGCCTTCAGCAGGCGCAGTTCCGCAACGCCGTCGAGAAGGACAACGTGGTCGCGCAGATCTGGCTCGGCAAGCAGTACCTCGACCAGCGCGACTCGGTCCACCAGGTCGAGCAGAACACCAACGTCGAGATCCGCTACGTCGCGGAATGGGGCGGAGGCGCACTGCCGCCGCCGGAAGAGGACGAGACTCTGCTGATCGAGGGAGAGGCGGAAGAAGATGGCGAAGCTGACGAGTGAGATGGGCCTCGAGATCCTGGAGGCGCTCGGGTTGGAGGCGGGAAAGGTCTATGCCGTGACCATCCACTTCGAGGTGAACGAGGCGTCGACCGTGACGGTCAAGGGCTATGAGACGGACGAGAAGGGCCGGATCATGCTCGACGAAGAGGCGAACGACGTCCTGCGCTACGTACGCCGCTTCAGGCTCGTGCCCCTCGAGGAGGGGGAGTCGTGACCGCCGCCACCGCGGGCCAGCATCTCTGGCGCGACGAGAAGACCTACCGCGCCGCGCAGCGCCGCCGCGAGCACCGCCGGCGGGGCAAGCCCGAGAGCCGGCGTGAGTACCGCGTGCGGCGTTCGGCAGGCGGGACCATACGCCTGACCTGGAACGGCATGCCGGGGGAGCGCAAGTGAGCCCCTGGGCGGTCATGTTCTGGGTCGGCGGCGTGATCGGCGTCATCTTCGCCCTCGCCGGCTACGCGCTGACCAAGGTCTTCTGAAGGGGGACGGATGGCCGAGGTCGCCCACTGGGGAGAGGTCGTCGGCGCGGTCCTCGTGGCCGGCGCCGTGGCCTACTTCGTCTGGTACTGCATCTGGGGGGGCAAGCGATGAGCCCCGCCGGCGGCTCGATGGAGGTCCAACTCGATGCCCACCGTGAGTGGGAGGCCGTGGCCCGCAAGCTGGCGCGCTGGCTGCCGACCGACGGCATCGTCTACGTCCGCAACTACTTCCGCGCCGACATGCCGGTCGAGCTCCTCACCGGCCACATGACGCCCGAGGACTGGCTTGCGGCGGCGAAGACCGCGGCCGGCCGGATGCGGTGAGTGCGCGTGGCTGGGACACGAGCGGCTGGCCCTTCGTCCCGCTCAAGGGCTCAGGGATGACCAGCCGTGACCTCTACGCACTACTCGGCCTACTCGAGAAGCTCGACCACGAAGTGGCAACTGACGCACCGGCACATCTCTCCATCATCATCCTCAAGATCGTCACGGAGCGCATGCTCACCGAGCACAAGGAACTCGGTTAGTCTGATTCTGAGCGGGCGCTGGAAGACCGGATGAACCACAAGCGTAAAGGCCCGAAGCAGTCCCGCCGCGGCTACTGCGGCCTCTGCTCGCGCCACAAGTCAAGTCACGCCAGGACGGCGCGACGCATGCGTGAGCGCCGCCTCTGGCGCTGGTTCGAGGAGCACGCATGACGAAGAGCACCGGGGTCGGTCGCGGAGGATCACGACACGTCACCCCTCCGGCCCGGCGTGACGTCAAGATCCGCCTCTACACGCCGCACGACGGTCAAGCACGTCTGCACCGCTCCGAGGCGCGCTTCCGCCTCGCCGTCTGCGGCCGGCGCTGGGGGAAGACCCTGGCGGCGGCCAACGAGGACGCCAAGTTCTGCTGGGAGAACCCCGAGTGGCGCGGACTCTCGGGCAACGAGCCGCCGCGGCCGACGATGACCTGGTGGGTGGCGCCGACCTACGGACAGTCGGTCAAGGCGTTCAACGTGATGACGCAAGGCTTCGCCGGGGCGATCGCCAAGAAGAAGAGCGCCATCGGCCAGATGTCGATCACCTGGAAGAACGGCGCCGTGACCGAGTTCCAGTCCTCCGAGCGCTACGACAACCTCCGCGGTGAGGGCGTGCGCTTCATGGTCATCGACGAGGCGGCGATGGTGAGCAAGGCGGCCTGGGAAGAGGTCCTGCGCCCGATGCTCACAGACACGATGGGCCGCGCCCTCATCATCAGTACGCCCAAGGGCAAGAACTGGTTCTACCAGATGTACCAGCGCGGCCTCGACCCCGACGAACCCGAGTTCGAGAGCTTCTCCTTCCCCACCGCGAGTTCGCCCTACATCCCCGACTCAGAGGTGGAGTTCGCACGCCTCACCCTGCCAGAGGACACCTTCGCCCAGGAGTATCTCGGGGCCTTCCTCGATGAGGCGGCCGGCGTGTTCCACGGCATAGGCGACTGTACATGGGGTGAACTCGAAGACCCGATCCATGACCATCGCTACGTGATCGGCTGGGACATCGCAAAGAAGCAGGACTTCAGTGTGATTACGGTAATCGACACAGACCACCAGCGTGACCATAAGCCCGTTCCTCACGTCGTCGGGTTCGAGAGATTCAACACCCTTTCATACACTGTCCAGGCCGACCGCGTGGGGGAGATCGCCAAGAAGTGGCGCACCTACGTCCTGCTCGACTCAACCGGCTTGGGCGACCCGGTCTACGACATGCTCTGCGCCCGCGGCACCCCCTGCTACCCCTACGTCTTCACCAGCCGCTCCAAGGAGATGCTCATCCAGAACCTCGCCATCGACATCCAGTCGAAGGCGATCTCCTTCCCCGAGATCCCGGTGCTCATCAACGAGCTCTCCTCCTACCAGTACTCCATGAGCCCCACCGGCCGGCTGATGTACGCGGCGCCCGAGGGCGACCACGACGACTGCGTGACCAGCCTGGCCCTCGCGGATTGGGCGACAAGGCATCCGGCTTGGCTTGCCGAACCAGTACTGACAATGGACCTTGACGAGATGATCTCGCCCATCTAGGGTGTAGACTGCCACAGCCCAAAGAGAAGTCCCCGCGCGGTGTGAGCCGCCGGGGACATGAAGACCTGGCAAGGAGGTCTGTATGGCTGATTCTACCTCACCTTCCTGCGCCTGCAAGAGGGGCACTCCCCCAGCCGACCTCCGAGAGGTCATCGGAAGGCTCTCGTCGGAAGCCCAGAAGCGCGACTTCTGTCGTACCCGCAAGCACGGCACGAACCGCATGCTGCACGGCTACCTGCTGGCTCTCAGAGAGATTGAAGAAGCGTTGCTGGAGCCATGAGCCGGCAGCGCATGGTCAGGCCCGAGTTCTTCACCGATGCCGACCTCGGTGACCTTCCCCCGACCACCCGGCTCCTCTTCATCGGTATGTGGACCCTGGCCGACAGAGACGGTCGGCTGCGCGACCGGCCACGAGACATCAAGCGAGCCCTTCTTCCGACCGACGAGTTCAACGCCGAAGAGGCGATTCAGCAACTCACCCGGATCGGGTCGATACGACGCTACGAGGTCGATGGCGAGCACTACATCGACATACCAGGATTCGCCACCTATCAGCACGTTCACCCCCACGAAGCCCCCTCGACAATCCCTCCGTTCAAGTTCTCCAGAGCTAAGAAAGATGCGATTAGCAGGGAAGCCGTGACATTACACGGCGAGCCGTGTAATGTCAGTACTTGCCCGTGTACTTCTACATCTACTTCTACATCTACAGAAGACCTAGACCTAAGTACATTGTCGGAATCCTCCGACATCACACCGAGATCTCGACCGAACATCCATGCCTTCAACGAGTTCTGGAAGCACTACCCGAAGAAGGCCGGCAAGCAGACGGCGCTGAAGAAGTGGAAGACGATGGACAGGGTTCAGCGTGAACGGGCGATCGTCATCTCTCAGGCGGTCGCCTTCGCCGTCGTTGAGGGCTATCGGGAACTGGAGTTCGTCCCGATGGCATCGACCTTCCTCAACGCCGCTCGCTACGACGACTGGTACGACGACGACGGAAGTCTGGTGGTTCCTGGCGACTACGCCCCGTCGGGGAACGGGAAGACGAAGCAGCGCAGCATAGACGACAGCATCGAACGTGCCATCAACAGCGTCGAGTGGCCCGAGGAGGCGACGTGAGGGCGACCAACGAAGACTTCAGCCTCGCCAAGCCGATGAAACTCTTGGAAGTTGAGAGTCCAATGATCGTGGGCCACGCCTACCAGGGTCCGCGCGGCCTGAACGTCCTCTGCGCTCGCGAGTTCCGACAGTGGCACATCAGCGTTAGCTGCAAGGATCGCTACCCGACATGGGACGAGCTGCGCGACGTGTGCTGGGCGCTCAAGCCGCTGTCTCGCTTCAATCTCCCGATACCCCTGCCCGAAGAGCCGTACACGAACCTGCACAACTTCTGCCTGCACGTCTACGAGGAGGGACCATGCACCTGACCTATCCGCCCTACCGACTCGCTCCAGTGAAGATGCGCCGCGAGATGGAGGTCCACGCCGGCCACACCCTGACCGTCGTGAGGACGGAGGAGGGGGGGACGCTTCTCCACTGCCTGACCTGTGGCAGTGACGTCCTCGACATCGGTCCTTGCGAGAAGGGGGAGGCGTGAACAAGAACGAGAGCGCCAAGGTCCTGCGCCGGCTGAAGATCCTCTGGCCCAGGGAGCTCCCCGAAGGAACCGACACCGAGTGGGTGCGCGTCCTGGCGCCGCTCGAGTACAGGTACGCCGACTCAGCCCTCGACGAGATGCGCGACACGCTGATGTTCCCGCCCTCGGTGGCCGACTTCCGCAGCGCCTACTACCTCGTGCTCTCCCTGCCCTGTGACACCCTCGCCCTGCCCCCAGGAGACGACGACGAAGCCTTCGAGCCGCTGCGCGACCGCTACGGGGAGAACCAGAAGGACTGGGTGTACTGCTGGCGCTGCGACATGGCGCTCTCTCTCGAGGAGCGCGGCGGGAAGTGCGGCTACGATTTCTCCAGGGGCCTGTATCACTACGCCTGCCCGAAGAAGGGCAGCGTGCCGGCGATTCCGTCCGCGGAGCGCGTCGCCCGCAACGAGTACTTCGACAAGCGGCGCATCGCCTTCGGCCCCTACACCGACCCGGTCCCCTACACGACATGACCTACAAGATCGTCGACTGGACGACGGCGAAGGGCTACGTGAGGAAGCCGGTGTACTGGCTCCGGGTCAGGGACAAGAAGTTCATTCGCGTCACCGGGATCCGCCGCCGCGGCCCCAACGTCCGCGTCACCCTGGAGAACGGGGTCGAGTTCGAGACGGGCCGCGACCGCCCCTTCTACACGCCCACCTGACGCCTTCCCCAGCCGCCTCTTGCGCTGCGTGTATGATGCCTCCCCGTGGGAGTACTCACGGGCATCTTCGGCGGGAACGGCACCGCGGCGAGCGAAGCGGCGTCTTCTGACGACACCCTGAAGAGGCTCGTCCTCGAGGTCGCCGCGCTCTCCGACAACGAGGAAATCTACCAGGAGCGCATAGCCGAGCTCGAGTTCGCCATCGAGGACGCCGACTGGACGCAGATGGGCGGCATGAGCTCAGGTTTCCAGTTCGACCGCTCGACGCTCGACAAGATCATCCACCTCTCCCGCCTCTACTACATCAAGAACCCCGCCATCAAACGTCCCGTGGACCTCCAGGCGGTCTACGTCTGGGCACAGGGCGTCTCCATCTTCAGCGACGTGGAGTCGATCGACGACGTCGTGCAGGCGTTCCTCGACGATCCCTCGAACCGGCGCAGTTTCTCTTCTTCCGACTCCCTCATGGATCAGGAGCGCCGGCTGCGCGTCGATGGCAACCTCTTCTGGCGCTTCTTCACCAATCCCACGACGGGCCGTGTCCAGGTCCGTAAGGTGCCCATCGACCAAGTCCGCGCTGTGGTCTGCAACCCCGAGGACCGCGACGAACCGTGGTTCTACGTGCGCAAGTTCAAGAAGGCCGGCAAGGACGTCACCGTCGCCTACCCCGACTGGCAGTACGCACGACAGCGCAAGGTCGATGAGTCCTCCGACGAGTTCGGCGGTCGTGGCGGCGTGCAGATGGTCGCCTTGGCCGACTACCCGGAGGCACTCATCGAGTGGGAGACGCCGGTCATGCACCGCAAGACGGGCGGCTTCGGGGACATGGACTTCGGCGTCCCCGAGACGTACTCCTCGATCGACTGGGCTAGGGCCTACAAGGAGCTCCTCGAGGCGTACAAGAAGACCATCAACTCGCTCGCTCGCTGGGCCTGGAAGATGAAGGCCGGCGGCGGGCAGGCGCAGCTCAACGCCGCCGCCGCCGCCCTGGGGACGACCTTCGGCACCACGACCGATGACCTCACCGAGACGAACCCGGCGCCCACGGCCGGCTCGGTCTGGGGCTACACGGGTCAGAGCGACATGAGCCCCATCGACGTCTCCAAGGCGTACGTCGATCCCGACGGCTTCCGCCGCGTCCTCCTCATGGTGGCCGCTGGCATGGGCATGCCCGAGGTCTACTACGGCGCCGCCGAGGGCACCTTCGCCACCGCCAAGGCGATGGACCGCCCGACCGAGCTCTCCTTCCTCGCCCGACAGGCGATGTGGGCCGAGATCATCGAGGACATGGTCGGCATCGCTGTCGAGGCCGCAGCCAGGGCGCCGAAGTACTCGGGGCTGACCAGCGCCGGCTACAACGACCGTGGGCGCATGAAGCTGCGCGCCGCCGACAAGGAGGTCGAGCTCGAGGTCGAAATCGACTTCCCGCCCATCCTCCAGAAGGACGTCCAGGCGTTCCTCCAGGCTCTGACGACTTTCACGACGCAGAATGGTCAGGCCGTGCAGGCCCTCAACGACGGTCCTACCCTCTATCGCATCGCCCTCACCGCCCTCGGCGTGGACGACGTCGAGGAGATCATCGAGGTCTTCTACCCCAAGGACGGCTCGAAATCGACAGCGCGGCCCATCGAGACGTACGAGGCCCCGCTCTCACCCCAAGACGTGCAGGACGAACTGGCCGACAAGCTGGAGAAGGCGCAGCAGGCGCCGCCTCCAGGCGTCGGATCCCCCACCGGGAACCAACCGACCACCCAGGGGGCGGCGGGCCGCGCCAACGCCTCCACGCGGAGCCGCGGCGGCCCCAACGCTCCCTCGCGCCAGGACTCTCAGGGGTCTGAGGAGTCCCAGGTCCGCATCGAGTTCATGCGCCAGCTCATGGAGCTGCGGCGCGAACTCCAAGAGAAGAAGGTGTGACTGGTGGCCGGGAACGTCCTCTTCGCGGCTCCTTCGTACGCCGGCAAGTCGTTCGCCCTCTCGAGATGGTGCGCGGCCAACCGCGCCGCCGGCGCGGCCTACGAGAGCCAGTACGGGGGCAAGACCGACATCCTCATCGTGGACAACACGGCGGGGTCTGACGGCTATGCGAAGCTCTGCGCCGCAGAGGGCATCCGTGCCGTCAAAGTCAGTCCTGGCGAGCACTTCGAGGAGACGTTCCATCTCTGCTGGCAGGTGATCCACCAGGAGAGCGTCATCGAGGGCTGGGACTACGTCTTCAGTGTCGAGGCGGACAACATCATCCCGCCGAGCGCGCTCTGCGATCTGATGCGGGTCATGGACGCCGGCAAGATGTCGATCGTCACCCACACCTACCCGTACCACCTCCTCGAGCAGCACACGAAGGGGCGCACGAGGACAAGCAACCCCCGGCGCTTCTTCTACAACGAGCTCGGCATCTGCCTCATGGAGCGCGAAGTGCTCTCCTTCGCCTTGGCCGACAAGTCGCGCTACGACAACGTGACCAACGCAATCTTCTACTCAGCGCAGCGGTACATGCGCGGCTGGGCGACCTGCACGCGCCTCTTCGACTCCGAGCACCTCGAGTGCTACGAAGAGGAGTACCAGCAGTTCCTCCCCGAGGAGGAGGGCGTCGGCCGGCGCGACCCCTACGACCATCTCGACGCCAGCGACATGTCGCAGAAGATCCCTGAGTGCGTACGCGCCGACTACGAGGCCAAGGGAATCCTCCGAGAGCTCGAGAAGCAGCCCGATACGGACCCCAGGTCACTTCCCGTTCAGACGCCCTTCCTTGCCGGCGGCAACGGAAGCGGAGATCCCGCCCAAGTCATCGCCCCCTAGAGACAAGGAGAACAGAACCGACATGGAAGAGTCGCAGCCGAAGATCGTCCAGTCCTGTGCCACTTTCTCGGGCATGGAGTATGCCCTCCAAGCATGGGCCGACGCCTTCAAGAGCCAGACCTGGGAGAACAAGGCCGCCTTCATGGTGGACAACTCCGACGGTCCCACGACCGGCGGCAACCTGCACTACCTGCACCTGATCCGTGCGCAGGACATCCCGGCCGTCTGGCAGACGGTCAGGTTCCCCTTCATGTGGGACACGCTCGAGCTCTCGTGGCTCTACATCATCGAGCACGCCCACGAGATCGGGGCTGAGTTCGTCTTCTCATGCGAGGCCGACGTGGTCCCGCCTCCCGAGGCGATGCGGCTCATGTACGAGGCGTCCATAGAGCACTCGGTGGGCGACAAGAACGCGGTGGTGTCCCAGCGTTACCACCCGCGGGCGCAGGACTCTCCCGGCTTCTGGTGGGACACCTTGGGCTGCACGCTCTTCCCCACGCAGCCGCTCTACGAGACGCGCCACCTCATCCACTCGATCTACGAGCTCGAGGTCTTCATCAACCTCCAGCGCCTGGGCTACCCACGCTACCGCCCCGGCAAGGAAGGCCCCGACCTCTTCATCCCCGATCATCTGCGTGACCCGAACGACCCACACGAGAACGAACGCGGGGCGACGGCGGCGCAGACCCGCTACACGCAGCGCGTCATCGACGGCAACAAGCGCAAGGAGAAGATCGCCAAGGGCGAGGTCGAGCCGAGTTATCCCGGCGAGACGCAGGAAGAGGCCGTGACGCGGAACCCGACGCGAACCTCTCCTTTGGTCGACGAGGAACCCGAGGCGAGCTTCCCCTTCAAGATGTCCCCGGCCGTCCTCAACGTACAGCACGGCGCCGTGGTGGGCGAGGCGCAGCCCGAGATCGCCGTGGCCGAAGTACCGGATGGCCCCGACCTCGACAAGGCGTATCCCTTCGACGTCAGTGCGCCGACCAACGAGGAGGTCGAGATCCTCCTCTCGCAGGACCGCCTGCGCCTCAACATCGGCTCCGACGTCTGCCAGATCGCGGGCTTCAAGAACGTCGATTTCAACCCCGACGTGAACCCCGACTACCTGACCGACGCGACCGACCTCTCGATGATCGAGACGGACTCGGTGGACGAGATCCTCGCCCTGCACATCCTCGAGCACCTGAAGTTCGATGACACTCTCGTCGCTCTCAAGGAGTGGATGCGAGTCCTCAAGCCGATGGGCATGCTCACCGTCGCCTGCCCCGACGTGGTCGAGGTCTACACGATGATGCGTCACGGGGCCACCTGGGGCGAGTACAACCTGCCCATCGACGAGACGTACGTCCAGGCGACCGTGTTCGGCGCCAACCTCCTGGCCGAGAAGCTCCCCGAGATGCGCGACCTCTACGGCGGCCCCGGCCACAAGCACCAGTCCCTGTTCTTCCAAGACATGCTCCTCAACCGCGTCCTTCAGGCCGGCTTCGTCATGGGCCACGAGGTCACTGGTTGCTTCCTGCGGCCCTGCTCGATCGGAGAGAAGATGGTGCAGGCGTTCAAGCCCGACCAGCGTTACTACGACGTGTTCGTCAACAAGGAGAGTGAGTAATGGCAGCACTTGGAGACACCTACTCGAACCGGCTCGTGGACATCACCTTCCACACCGCCAACTCGACCGCCTGGACGGCGCCGCCTTCCGTCTGGGTCGGACTCTGCACCGCGCAGCCGTCGGCCACCAACATGGCCGAGTGCACGGTCAGCAACAACTACGGCCGCGTCCAGATCACCTGGGGCAGCGCGACCAACGGCTCGGCCGCCGGCCCGTCCGCGAGCGCGACCTTCATCAGCGCCTCAGGCACGGGCTGGGGCGACGTCAAGGGCTACATCCTCTGCGCCGCCTCGACCGGCTCGACCGGGAGCAGCCAGTACATGGCCTACGGCGCCGTCTCCCCGACCGTGAACGTCGCGGCCAACGACACCGTGTCGTTCGCCGCCAACGCCATGACGATGACCTTCGCGTGAGTGTGGTGAAGATCTGACGTAAGACATCGACATGCCCAAGAAGCGCCGCCGCCTGCGGTCGCTGACCACAAAGCCGGCCTTCGCGACTCTAAGGGGTGTGGGGAGCTTGACGCACTACATCATCAGCTCGAGCGGCGGGGTCCTCTCGCGGCGCGTGTCGCAACCGGCCGGGTCGGTCAGCGTGATGAGCCTCAACGGCCTCGGTCACGGCGCTCATGCCGACGGGACGACGAACGACCTCGACCACATCAATGCTGCGATGACCACCGCCGGAGCGGGCGGCACCGTCTGGTTCCCCGCCGGCAAGTACGCTATGAGCAGCATGTTGACCGTCTACGACTACGTCAGTCTCTGCGGGGCGGGCATCTGGACGCAGAGCATCGGAGGCGGCGACGGCGGGGTCTGGCTCTATCCGACCGGCGGGTCCGAGGTCCACTTCGGGAGTCACTCACGCATCGAACGCATGCTGATCGGGAGGAACACCGCCGGTCAGGAGTGCAGCTTCCGCCCCAACAAGCGCGGCGACTCTACGGCCGGCGCCCACACCAACACCTACGGATGCCACGACAACGTGTTCTCCTTCGTGCGCTTCAAGGGCGGCTCGGACGGTGGCAAGCAACTGCTCTACGTCAACAACACGGGCTCCAACCGAGACTGGGGCGGGACGATCCAGACCTGGGACTTCTACGGCATCACCTTCGACGACTGTGAGTTCGAGCGCCCCATGACGGCTTCGACGGGGGACGGCGAGAGCGTCCGTATCTGGTGCGACGTGCGCTCCGGTGGCAGCCAGATACATCACCTCGCCTGGAACCGCTGCCACTTCGGCTGCAAGAACGGCTACGGAGCGGGCACGAGCGAGTACGGCGTGGGACGCACCCTGATCTTCCAGAACGGCCCCGATGGCGACGGGACCGGCGGGCCTTGTACCGGAGGCGGCTCGGAGATTCACTACGATGTTGACAACCCGAGCTTCGACTGGGGCCTCGTGGACCACAACTTCCACGACGTCAGCTTCACCGACTGCCTCTTCGAGCACTCGCTCTGGTATCCCTTCAACCCCTGCGACGAGTCACGGCTCTACTCGACCTGGCAGAGCTGCCAGCTCTACAACTACACCGGCGGCCTCGACTCGACCTACGGCTGGGGCAACGACATCGGCACTCAGTGGGTCAACATCCCGACGAGGATATGGGCCGACAACTTCTCCTTCACGCGCTGCTACGCCAAGGGGTCGTCCTCCTACAACTCGGAGAGCGAGTTCGCCCGCAACCTCGACGTCATCGACTCCTACCACTATCCGAGCGATGCCGGCTGGGGACCGCACCGCGCTCTCTACGGCAACTCGGTGACGGGATCGTTCAGTAACGCCAGCCGCCCGACGACGGCCAACTTCGACCGCGACTGGTCCGGGTCGACGACGACCTACACCGGCTCGCCGAACGATCCCTGATGGCAGAAGTCGAGATAACCTCCCGCCGTGGCGCTACCTCGCGCACCTTCGCCCTCGACGACGGCACGCGCCGTATCGAGATCGGTGGCGGCGTCGCCAATCACCTGAAGAACGGGGTCTGGGTGCCGACCGACACGACATGGCAGGACTTGCTCGCCGAGTACAGCACGGGTGAGCATCCGTGGACCGTCTCGCTGAACAAGTCGAACTGGTCTATCACGGTATCGGACGGCACGGACACGGTCACGCTCGACCCGGTCAATACCCGCGTCCCGCAGCTGTCGGCCTCGGGCAACACCGTCACCTTCGAGGGGCTGTGGCGCGGCGTCACGGCGTACTGCGTGCTCACGCCGGAGCACTTCCTCATCGAGTTCACGCGCACGGCGACGAACTACACCGACCCGTCCATTCGCGTGACCGGAGACGCGACGCCGATGCTGGACGCCCACTACGAGACGGAGACAGGCAACGTTACGGTCCCCGCGACGCTCTCCTCGGGCGTCGTCACCTATGACCTCTCGGCCGTGCCTATCGGGGCCGTGGTGCGCTGATGCCGAGTCCGCTGACCATCCAGCCCGACGAGACGGCGGGCAAGGACACTGTCCTCTACGAAATCGAACTAGGGGGCCATGGCACCCAGACGACCTTTGACTCTGGGAACACCACCGGGTCGGCAGACCGGCGGCGTAGCCTCATCGCCTTCGACGTCTCTCCCGTTCCGGCGACGGCGACGGTCACTAGCGCAATCGCATCCATCTACGAGAAGGGGGCAGGAGGCGGCGAGGGCGCGAGGACCATCGGTCTGTACCGCTGCCTGCTGAACTGGGTCGAGGCCCAGGCGGACTGGGAGCACTACGCGACCGGGAGCCACTGGGGGACGGCCGGGTGCGCCATGGACGACGTCGACGCCGCGTCCGCGGCATCGGCCACCGTGGTGCAGGACCAGATCGTCGATAATGCCTTCGTCGCATGGGGGAGCAGCGCCGGTCTTATCGCCGACGTACAGGCATGGGTCAGCGGCTCGGCCTCGAACTACGGTTGGCTCCTGCGCTCCAGCGCCGAAAGCCCCGTGAACGGATGGAACACCTTCTGGTCGAGCGACTACACGGTCGATACCAGTCTCCGTCCCAAGCTCGTCGTCACCTACACCGAGGGCTTCGTCGGCATGCTGGTGACGCGCAAGGTGGGCTAAGTGGCGACCTCCCAGACCTGGACGGCAGCGGCCACTACCACATGGACGCCCGACGCCTCCGTCATCGAGGTCACCGTCGAGGTCTGGGGCGCGGGCGGCGGCGCAGGCGGCGCGAACACGACCGGCTCCGGCGGCGGCGGCGGCGGCGGCGGTGCCTACGCGAAGAAGGTCTATACCAGCCCGTCCGGCTCCCATACCGTCAAGTGCGGCACGGCGGGGACCGGCGGCGCTCCCACCGCTGAGGGCGTCGATGGCGGCGACTCCTACTTCTACAAGACCGCCAACACCGAGTGCCTCGCCAAGGGCGGCGGGCACGGCGGCATGGGCGGCGCCAGCGCCGGTCATGCGGGCGTCGGTGGGGCAGCGGCTTCCGGCTACGGCGACGGCACCGAGTACAGCGGCGGCGACGGCTCCGCCGGTTACAACAACGGCGGCGGCGGCGGCGGCGAGTCGGCCTACGACGGCGGCAACGGCAACGCAGGCGGCACGCCGGCCGGCGGCACCGGCACGGCGGGCGATGACGGCGCATCGGGCGCGACCGGCGGCACGACCGCCCCCTCGGCTCCCTCGGGGAACGGCGGCGGTGGCGGCGGCGCGAACGACGCCATCGGCGCGAGCGGCGGCCCCGGCGCCGACGGCAAGGTCGTCATCAAGGCCAAGATCGGCGTCACGACCACGGCGGCAACGGCTGGGCTGACGGCATCGACAGCGGTCCTCTCCAAGATCGGTGGCGTCAAGAACCTGACCACCACGGCGGCGACCGCAGGGCTGACGGTTTCTTCGCCCATCCTTGCCCGTGCTCGCAGACTCACCACTGCTGCGTCAACGGCGGGACTCACGGCAAGCAACGCGGTCCTCAACAAGAGCGGCGGCGGGACTCCGGTCAACCTGACCACGGTCGCGGCGACTGCCGGCCTCACCGCGAGCAACGCGGTCCTCAACAAGATCGTCACCGACAACCTCGTCGCGGAGTGGGTGGCGGGACTTGCCAAGAACGGCACCGACCCCGGCAACAACACCGACCCGACAAGTACCTGGACCGACCTTCGCGCAGCACACAACGGATCGCTGTCGGGCTTCGCCTGGACAACGGGCAGCGGCTGGGCGGGTAGCGGAACATCTTCCGATCCCTACCGTCTCCAAGGCGACGGCGTTGACAGCATCGTCAACAGCGGCGACACCGGGGTGGCCGAAGGCACGAGCAAGGCGTACACACACGAAGTCTGGATTGTCTACCCGAATGGCAACACCGCATCCTCGAACTACATGTTCGCGGAGAGCCAGGACGGTAACGTCAGCGGGGCAATCGCTGGAATCCGCTTCAATAATGGCGCTGCCTCGCCAGTCCATGTCGATAACGACAACATCCCTGAGACTGACATGGCTATCGCCGGCCTCAACGACGGCACTCCTCACCACATCGTCGCCGTATCTGATGGCACGAACCTGAAGTGCTATGTCGATGGCACCGACCACGGCGAGTCACTTGGCGTAGGCGGCAAGATACTGACGCTCGACAACAGCCGCATCGACGGTCGCAAGCGTGGGGCAACAGAGGGTAACTTCTTCGTCGGCGCAGTCGCCACGGTGCGTCTCTACAACGACGCCCTCACCGCCGCCGAGATCCTCAACAACTACAAGTGCGGCGTGAACGGCCACGCCCCGAAGCTTTCCGGCACGATCAGCCTGACCACGATTGCTGCCACGGTGACTGTGACCGCTTCTGCCGCCGTCTTGCAACGGGCGCGTCCGCTCACGACGACTGCCGCGACTGCCGGCTTGACGGCGTCAGGTGCCCTGCTTGCCCGCGGACGGCGCGCGACGACCATAGCAGCGAGCGTCGGACTGGTAGCGGCGAGCGGCCTCCTCGCCCGCAGGAGATCACTCGTCACCACGTCCGCGACCGTCACCGTCACGGCGTCGAACCTGACGCTCACCAAGGGCGGCAGCAAGCCGCTCTCTACGACCGCCGCAACGGTCGGTCTGACGGCCACGAACGCCATCCTGGCTCGCGGACGCAAGCTGACGACGACGAGCGCGACCGCGACGGTCACGGCCTCCAATGCGCTTCTCGGGCGCGGGCGTAACCTGCTCACCACCTCGGCCACCGTAGGGCTGACCGCATCGACGCCGCTACTCTCCCGCAGACGTAACCTGCTCACGACCACCTCCACGGCCACGCTGACGGCTTCCGCGGCGCTTGCGGGGCGCAGGAGGAGTCTCACCACCACCGGGGCCTCTGCGGGCCTCACAGCGCCTAACGCCGTCCTTGCCAAGGCGGGGTCCAAGTCTCTCGTCACGGCCGCCGCCACGGTGACTCTCACGGCGTCGTCCGCGGCTCTCGACAAGCTCGTCTACGCCACGTCGATGACGGCGACCCTCACCGCTTCCTCGGCCGTCCTCTCGAAGGGCGGCGCGAAGAGCCTCGTCACCACGGCTTCGACCGCGACCCTGACGTCTTCCACTGCCGTCCTCAAGCGGGCGCGCAGCCTCACGACGACGAGCGCCACGGTCGGCTTGACCGCCGCGAACGCGATTGCGCAGCGCAAGCGCAGCCTGACGACGACGAGCGCCACCGCCACGTTCACGGCGTCGAACGCCGTCATCGCCAAGGCCGGCTCGAAAGTCCTGACCACCACGTCCGCTGCGGCGGGACTGACCGCCTCGTCTGCACTCCTCTCCCGGCGACGCTCCCTCGTCACCACGGCGGCCACGGCGGGGCTTACCGCGTCCAGCCCGACTCTCGCCCGCGCTCGCAAACTGACGACCACGTCCGCGACGGTCGGGCTCACGGCCTCTGCCGCCGAGACGACGCACCGGCGTTGGCTCTCGACCACGTCCGCGAGTGCCAGCCTGACAGCCGCCTCCGCAACGCTGAGGCGGGCGCGGTCGCTGACGACGACGAGTTCCACGGCGGGACTAACGGCATCGGCCGGCCCCCTGGCGCGCAGACGCTCCCTGACCACGGCCGCGTCTGCGGCTGGGTTCACCGCATCGACGCTCACCGTCTCCAAGCAGGGGCAGAAGTTCATCACCACCGTGACGTCTGCGGGCGGCCTCACCGGCACGTCGCTCACGCTGAAGCGGGCGCGATCCCTAACGACTACCAGCGCCGCGATCGGCCTGACGGCGACCAGCCCCATCCTCTCGCGTATCCGCAAGTTGACCACCACGGCTTCGGCCGTCAGCCTGACGGCGTCGGCGGGCGCCCTCGCCAAACAGCGTGCCGTCTTCCTCACTACCACGGCGGCGACTGCGGGCCTGACCGCCAGTAGCGCGACGCTGCGTCGTCAGCGGGGCCTCGCGACGACGAGCTCGAGCGCAACTCTCAGCGCATCGAGCGCCACGCTGTCCAAGCAGGGCATCGTCTTCCTTACGACCACGCCTGCGGCTGCCGTCCTGTCTTCCTCTGCCGCCCTCGCGCGCAGGAACCGCTCCCTCAGCACGACCTCCTCGGCCGCCTCGCTCACGGCGTCCAGCGCCGTCCTCTCCGCGAGGGGAGTGACGTTCCTCACGACGACTGCCTCCGCGCTGGTCGTGACTTCGTCGCCGGCCACGATGCGGCGCAGGCGTTCGCTCACGACGACCACGGCAGCGGTCAACCTGAACGCTTCAGATGCGTGGCTCGACAAGGCCGGCTTCGCCCGTCTGAACACGACTGCTTCCTACGCCGCGCTGATTGCTTCCCCAGCAATCCTTTCCAGAACGCGCAGAATGACGACGTTGGCCGCGCACGCGACCCTGACGGCGACCACCGCGCGGCTCGGCGCACCGCCGGCAATCAAGATCCACATCGGCCGCGTCCACCTGTTGAACGACTGGCAGGCCGGTTCGGTGACCACGAGATGGCTGGTGGGTTCGGTAACGGCCCGCTGGGAGGTGAGCGATGACTCAGATCACTGAGCTAATCGAGGGCACGGTCGAGTACGTCCGCACCCCGGTCTGCGCGACCGTGAACGGACTCTCCTATGACCCCACCGGGGACACCGTCGAGTTCGCCTTCTGCCCCGCGTCACAGACCGACGACCCGCCGGTCCTGACGTGGTACTCGGGGCAGTGGCAGACCGTCTCCGGTGTCTACTACGCGGAGTGCCTCGTCGGTGGCCCATCGGTCCCGGTCGCCCACGGCACCTACGAGGTCTTCGTCCGCGTGACCGACTCGCCCGAGATCCCGCTGAAGAGCGCCGGCCTCCTGAAAGTCCGTTGATGCTTCTCGAGACTCTCGACAGGACCCTCCAGAAGACCCTCTACTGGCACCGCGTGGACGTCTTGGCACCGGCCATCGGCACCCTCCAAGTGAACGCCCAGCAGATGTTCGCCATGCAGGCGTACGACATCCTCATGGGCCTGTTCTACGCGGACCTCTCCGAGGCGAGCGAAGAACAGAAGACCAAGCGCCGCGTCGCCGTGGTCATGGCGGCGATCGCTCTCGCCCTGAAGAACCGCCTCGAGCGCGACGCCCTGACCCTGCGCCCCGGACTCGCACAGGCCCTCCGCACCGCCCTCGTGCAGTCGTCCTTCGCCAAGTACGGCATCCAGGGCGACCTTGCCTCGATACGCGGCGAGCAGTGGCTTCTGAAGCACGGCGCCGAGCTCGTGACGCAGATCAACGAGTACAGCCGGGAGGCGATGTCACGGCTCCTGGCCGACTCGTTCTCCAAGGGGGAAGCCATCGAGACGACGGCGCAGCGCCTGATGGCGAACTTCGACGAGATGGCGAAATACCGCGCCCGCAGGATCGCCATCACCGAGACGAGCAAGGCGTGGAGCTACGCGGAGATGGAGTCGGCGGCCAGCATGGAGCGCGCCGGCTACACGATGGTCAAAGAGTGGCTCCTCGGCCCCATGCACCCGCGCTACGACATCTGCGACCACAACGCCGATGAGGGTGCCATCCCTCTCAAGCAATCGTTCTCGAGCGGAGACATGGCCCCGCCGCAGCATCCCAACTGCGGCTGCTCCGTCATCACCTACCCTGACGGCAGCACCGAACAGCCCTGGGGCACCCAGGTCATCGGTCAGACGCCGATGATGCCGTTCGGGTCCGACCAAGGAGACAGTCGTGACTGAGAAACGCGAACAATCCACGATCCCTGAGAAGGAGGGTGATGTGTCAGAAGAGCTCGACGGCGACCTCATGGACCTGACCGAGCGCGCTGTCGCGCGTGACGGCACAATCGAGATGCGCCTCATCCAGCCAGGATGGGGCACAAGCGGCTACTACCCGAAGGAGGTGCTCGCCAGCGACGGGCCGCGCGTGTGGCCCGCTGGCACCCACATGTACCTCGACCATCCCACCGAGAGCGAGTCGCGCGAGCGCCCCGAACGGAGCGTCAAGGATCTCGCTGCGGTGACCATCTCAGCGCCCGAGTACCGCGAGAACGGGAAGGTCGGCCCCGGCCTCTACGCCAGGGCCAGCGTGCTGCCGCAGTGGAAGGACACCATCGAGGCCCTGGCGCCCTACATCGGCGTCTCCATCCGTGCCAGCGGCACGTTCGAGTCTGGCGAGGCTGACGGGCGCTCGGGCAAGATCATCAAGAAGCTCATCAAGGGCGCGAGCGTGGACTTCGTCACCAAGCCGGGGGCAGGCGGCCAGGTTCTCGCCGTGATGGAGTCCCTGCGTCAATCCCAGGTTCCCCAGAGCGCGTCCGCAGATGTGGTATCAAGTGGGGTCGTGAGCATGAACTACAACACAGAGTCGTCAGGCAACACGAACTTCGTCCAGTGGACGGACAACGGTACTGGCGAATGTGTGCCGCCCGGCGTCACCTTCACCCCGCCCCCCGTGACGTACTACCCCGCCTGCCCCGCGCAAGAGACATTCGTACCGGAGGAAGAGAGCATGGAAGAGCTCAAGGAAGCGACCGAGCGGATCTCCGAACTGGAGACGGAGCTCGACGAGGTCAAGAAGGACAACAACGACTTGGGGACTCGCGCCGCTCGTGCCGAGGGCGCCCTCAACATCATCAAGGCCCAGGAGGCCGTCAAGGAGATGCTCGACAACGTCGAGCTCCCGGCCGCCGCGAAGACGCGCATCGTGACCAAGTTCGCGATGGACGCGCCGATGAAGGAGGGCGAACTCGACAAGGACGCCCTCAAGGAAGCGGTCGAGGCCGAGGTCAAGGTCGAGGCCGAGTACATCGAGGCCGTCACTCCGCAGGGCAAGGTCACCAACCAGGGTGGTCAGGCCAAGGAGTCCGACGGCGCAGAGGTCAAGGAGAGCCTCTCGAACGGACTCTCCAAGTTCTTCGGCCTCAACCCAGAAGCCGCAAAGCGCGCCGTCGAGAGGCGCTAGGAGGTCACAGTGCCAACGAACGAAGTCTATAAGGAAGCGGCCTACATCCCGCTGACCGTGGGAGCGTCCGTGGCAGCCCGCAACCCCGTGCTCGTGGGCAAAGTCCCCGGCGTCTCGCTGACCGCAACGGCTGCCTCTGGCACCCAGGTCGCCACGGTCGCCACCGAAGGCGTGTTCAAGATGAGCGTTCACGCCGACAACGGTGGCAGCACCACCATCGCTCAGGGCGACATCATCTACTTCTCGGGCACCAACGCCGCGCCCGTCCTCGACGTCAACACAGGCGGCACGCGCTGGGGCTACGCGCTCGAGGCGAACTCGGCCTCGGGCACAAGCTCGACCATCAAAGTCCTCGTGGGCTATTAGAAAGGTGGTAGCTCATGGCGACGAATGAGGCATACAAGCGGGGTTGGATCATCCCGCTCACCGTGGGGGCGAGCGTTGCGGCTCGTACGCCAGTCTGCGTCGGCAAGATCGCCGGCGTGACCCTCACGGCAACCGGATCCAGCGGGACCACGATCGCCTCAGTGCTGCGTCACGGTGTCTGCGACCTCCTGGTCGATAGCGCCTGCGACGCCGTCACCCTGACGCTCGCGACCTTCGCGAACACGCAGACCCTGATCTTCAACGGCATCACCTACACGGCGGCGACCTCGACCACGACGTGGTCAACACGCACCACCTCGATCGCCGGGGACAACACCGCCGACGCGCTCCTACTCGCCAAGGCCATCAACGGCGGCCAGATCCTCACCCTTGCCGGCGTCACCGCCGGCCAGACCGTGACCATCAACGGGCTCACGTTCACCGCCCACACCAACACCACCACGGCGGCCAACCGCGAGTTCAGCATCTCTGGCACCGACACCCAGGACGCGGGCGAGCTCGTGACCTGCCTCAGCGACGCCACCTACGGCGTCCCCGGCGTCACCTCGACCCTCGGCGCGGCCACGGGCGAGGTCCTCGTCCAGCCGTTCACGCTCTTCCCGACGTCGGCGTACCCCACGCCGACCATCACGAAGAGCGCCGCCGGCATCACTCTGAGTACCCTCACGCCGGCCCCGAACGTCAGGGCCAAGGCTGCGCTCGCGGTCGTCACGCTCACCTCGAGCGAGACGATCACCGCGGTCACCGGCACGGCCTCGGGCGCCACCATCACGGTCGATCATGCCGTCGTCTCGACGCGCTCCATCGCAGAGGGCGACAGCGTCTACTGGACGACCCCCTCGACGCTCAACTGTAAGGCCGAGACGGGGACCACCTACTTCGGCCGTGTGCTCGAGAAGGCAACCGACCGCAAGATCACTTTGGTGACGGTGACCAACGGCACGACCGTCGTGATCAACGGCATCACCTTCACCGCGCACACCAACACGACCACCAAGTCCACCCGCACCTTCTCGATCAGCGGCGATGACACCGCCGACTGCGTTGAGCTGGCCGCGTGCATCAACGACAAGACCTACGGGTTGAGTGGCTTCACGGCCACGCCTTCAACGAACACCATCACCCTGGCCTACGACGGGGACATCGTCGTCACCGGCACCGCCCGTATCGCGGGCACGCTGACGACCGCCCCCGGCTCGCGCGTCGTCAGGGTCAAGATCGGCTACTAGCCGACAGGAAGGAAGACAGATGGAAGCACAGGACATCCAGATCCTGTCGGAAGAGGCCAGCGTCTCGGCCGACAAGGTCACCACCATCCTCGGAACGGAGAGTGGCTTCGCCAAGAAGCTCTACTCCCCAGAGACGGTGGATGCGTTCGTGGAGATCCTCAACGAGGCCGCGGACGGCTCCAACAAGGCCATGTACCTCCTCAAGGAGGCGATGGTCACGGCCGACTTCCCGTACCTCATGGGAGACGTGCTGGACCGCTCGATGATGGCCCAGTGGAGCACCACCATCCCTCCGTGGCAGCAGTACATCAAGACCGGCACCGTGCGTGACTTCCGCGCCGCCAAGTGGCTCGGAATCGAGGGCATGGGCGCCGTTCTGGACGCGGTCGGGGAGCGCGCTGAGTACCCCGAGCGTGGTCCGAGCGAGGAGACGCCGATCACCCGCCAGGTCGCCAAGTACGGCGGCCGCTTCGGCATCTCCTGGGAGAGCGTCATCAACGACGACCTTGGGGCGCTCCGCGATCTGCCCCAGCGCCTGGTCGTCGCTGCGCGTCGCACCGAGGCCCTCGCGGCCAGCCACATGTACGTCGGCACCGCGAGCGCCGGCTTCAACGCGACGATGTACAACGACACCTTCGACAACATCGTCAACGTCCACGCGGGCGCCACGGCCAACCCGGCCCTCAGCCTCTCCGGCGTCGCCCAGGCGTTCCTCGTGCTCTCGAACCACAAGGACATCGACGGGTTCCCGATCATCATGGATGCGGTCACCCTCGTCGTCCCGCCGCCTCTCGAGGTCACGGCGAACAACATCATCAACTCGACCGAGATCATGGTCGCGACCGGCGGCGGCGCCTACAACGCGGCCGACCAGCTCCGCGTCAACAACTGGATGCGGAACCGCCTCACCGTCGTGGTGGACCCGTACATCTCGATGTGCGCGACCAGCAACGCCGCGACCTGCTGGTTCCTCTTCGCCTCGACCGGGGCGACCCGCCCGGCGATCCAGATGGACTACCTCGCCGGTCACGAGAGCCCCGAGCTCTTCGTGAAGACGCCGAACTCCTCGCGGGTCGGCGGCGGCTCGGTGGCCGAGTCCTTCGAGACGGACACGCAGGAGTACAAGATCCGTCTGGTGTTCGGCCTGACCCAGGTCGCTCCCTAC